TGCATGACACCCGGAAAACATATTACCTATGTTTTTCGTTATTTCCACTAAAGGAGCTCATCAGTGCCATCAAAGCCTACCATCCGGAAAAGGCAGTTGTCTAAGAAGTTTACCGCTCATGGGTCCTTCTACGAAGGCCCATCGGTAAATGACTTTCCAACTCTCCTACACTCCGGAGGGCACTACTTTGATGGGGGACAGATTACTGTCTCGGAAGGGCATCTCTGGCCACCTCAATCTAAGAGGTTTTCCGGGGATGTCGGAGGTCCATTTCTGACCAATCGAACGGAGTTCAATGTTATTGGACAACCCGTTCGACTTCGTGCACAATATAGTAACGGTAGATACTTTCAGTACTACGGTTACTTGTTGCCTACGAATCCGAGCAACATCCTAGGGGGCGATCTGTGCCTATTAGACTTAGGTTTGTCTGAAGACGAACTTAATGTCAAAGGCGCAGAAGCCATTGCTAGGTGTAGCCCTACTAATTCCATAGCTAATGCTGCGACTTTTCTAGCCGAAGCTCATTCGGAGGGTGTGTTTCACCTTCCGGTGATTAACGGCTGGAAAGAACGCTCTCACGGCTTACTTCACGTTGCAGGTAGTGAATACCTCAACGCGGAGTTTGGCTGGCTTCCGTTTATTGAAGAAATTTCTTCATTTGCGAAGGCCGTGACCCACGCTGGTTCTGTTCTTGAACAGTACCGTCGTGATTCAGGTAAGGGCGTACGTCGTCAGTATGGCTTTCCACTGATGTCGTCGATTCAACAGGAAACGATTCCCGGTTCCGGTCAAGCCATCATGTCTGATGGCAATTACAACCGGCCCGAGTTTCATTCCTTCGAATCTGGTGTATCCTCGGTGATAAGGAATGTCACCCGTAACATTCGCTTTTCAGGCGAGTTTACCTATCATCTACCCGAAGGTGACTCTTTCGGGGCTATGCTTAGGCACGCGTCTGAAGCCAATAAGTTGCTTGGCACGACTGTTACGCCAGAGACTCTCTGGGAGCTTACTCCTTGGAGCTGGGCCGCCGATTGGTTCTCAGATGCTCAGGAGGTTATTACTAACTTCCAGAACTTTGAGATCTATGGCCTGGTTATGCGATATGGATACCTCATGGAGGAAACTATCCATGAGGACATCTATATCATGGAACAGTCAGCCGGACTCCACGATTCTCTATTTAACAATAGAGAAGAAGTCGTGGATTATAAACCGGTTCCTGTTTCAGATGTATCTCAAATTTCTGTACGTTCTGTGCAGAAAAAGCGGATACATGCTAACCCCTTTGGTTTTGGTCTAGAATGGGCGGACTTGTCACCCACCCAGCTGGCCATTGCCGCAGCACTCGGTATAACCCGTTTGCTGTAGGCGATCATGCATCGCTAAACACTAGGCAAACATTAGTTTGCTAATATTAAGGAGCATGTTATGGCATTTGCCGACCCGCAGTCCATCAAAATATCTGGTACGACGACCTCTCTTCCTCGTGTTTCTACGGGAAAGGGAGAATCTGAATACGAGAGTTCTGATGGACTAATCGACCTGAAAGCCGCGTCCCAATATGGAGCGCGTACTCGCAGGACCCTTAGGGTTGATACGTCCAAGATTACTGCAGATCCGTTTATTCCTGCCCAGAACGTCAAGGTTTCCACGTCTTGTTACGTGGTCTTTGATATTCCTCCGGCAGGATATACGTCTGCAGAAATCCTAGCTATCTTTGAAGGCTTCGTTGAAGCCGCCAAAGCTAGTGAATTCACCTTGATCAAAAAGTTGCTCGGGGGTGAGAGCTGACCTATGTTTAGGCCAGTCTTCTCCTCGTTCGACTCTTTAGTCGGAATTATGTCACTAACTATTGTTAGTGGCATTATATTCTTGGTGTGGACGTTGGCCGCTTGGCTTCTAGAGCTTATCTACCTCTAGGACCCAACGCCGCAATGTCATGGCTAAGGAATGACTACCTCTATTAGGAGGGCCATTGAAAAGCCTGATATTGCTCTGGAAATTGGTAGCGTTTGATTACGCTGCCAGGTGTTGCACTAGCGCCACCAAAGACCATAAAATGGTCTTGGTACGATCAAAGCACGAGGGGTTATCGTTTCTAACGATAACCCTACCTAACTTTGGAAAGGACTTCCAAAAAAGTCTTGACCAAGGTTATGTGGATCGCAACCGTTTCCAAGGTTTTTCTTGGACGGCAGGTCTCCCCCGATTTCTCGGAGGTTTCCTCGATCTTGTCTTTGATCGCGATTCTGGCGTGATTCTGGACTCTCCAGATATAGATGCTATTCTTGCTATTCGTCAACTTACGTTGATGTTTAGTAAGATCCTCCTCCCTTGCAGTGATGCAAGGGTAAGAGGAGCTATGTCTGACTATGTCCAGTGTGAGCAGGATATCCGTGTATCTGATGCGTCCTTATCATCTGATGATTTATCAGATTTTAAGCGCATTAGTTCCTTGCTTTTCGCATCGGCTTTTTCCGCAATGGATAGTGATATCTATTACGGTAAAGCCGTGCCTAAGCACGGACCAGGTGCAACTGCTGATAAACTTAGAGGAAATGCTAAGTATAATCAGCGCACTTGGACTTCCAGATTGGAGAGTGTTTTCCCCTTTGGGGACAACATTTTCCCAAGTTCATCTTATTATGATGAATTTGATTCTGTGGATATCCTCGAACCCGACCAAGAGTTGCCCGTTAAGGTAACTCCTGTGCCTAAGACGTTAAAAACGCCTCGTATTATCGCAATTGAGCCGGCTGCGATGCAATATTCGCAACAGGCTGTTCTTGAGGTAATGCTAAAGTACTTAGGGAGGGATGACTTCCTCTCTAAGCTTATCGGATTTGATGACCAGACGCCTAATCAGCGTATGGCATCAATCGGTTCCCGTACTGGGAATCTGGCTACGCTCGATTTGAGCGAGGCTTCCGATCGCGTTTCTAATCAGCATGTACGTGCTCTATTCTCCAATCACCCTCATTTGCATGGGGCGGTTGAAGCTACTAGATCACGAAAGGCTGACGTTCCTGGATTTGGCTTGGTTCGCCTATCCAAGTTCGCGTCGATGGGTTCGGCTCTCTGCTTCCCAGTTGAGGCTATGGTCTTTTTGACCTTAGTCTTTCTTGGGATTGAAAGAGAGCTAAACACGCCCGTTACTAGGCAGATTATTTCTGATCTGACTAGTGAGGTGCGCATCTACGGAGATGATATTATCATCCCTCGTAGATTTGTGCGTTCCGTTGTGCATGTGCTTGAGCTTTTTGGAGCTCAAGTTAACATGGACAAGTCTTTCTGGACCGGAAGGTTCAGAGAGTCTTGTGGCAAGGATTACTATGACGGCTTTGACGTTAGTTATGTCAAAGTTCGCCGTATGTTCCCTGCACATCGGAAGCACGTTTCTGAGGTCATTTCATTAGTTTCACTTCGCAACCAGCTTTATTTTGCTGGTTGCTGGGGAACTGTGAAATGGCTAGATTCTAGGATTGAGGAAATACTTAAGTATTTCCCTTATGTCTTAGAGTCTTCTTCAGTGCTAGGTCGCAACTCCTTTCTCGGTTATGATACCGATAGGATGAGCGAGCACCTGCATGCCCCGTTAGTCAGGGGCTATGTGGTGTCCTCTAGGATTCCATCCGATCCACTGGATGGGCCTGGGGCCTTGCTTAAGTACTTCCTTAAGCGCGGCAGTCTGCCAACTGCTGACAGGAGGCACTTGGAACGTGCTGGACGTCCTCATGCCGTCAACACCAGGCTGAGGTGGGCCTCTCCGTTTTAATACGGGGAGAGCAGGGAGCGATCCCTGCAAGGAGATCTTACAACCCGGGCCGTTAAATGGCGGCCTTGTTGGGTTGGCAAGTTATCT